CTTAGCATATTAGTAATTCTGTCCGTTAGTAATACCGTAGGTGTTTGTACCGTCTTGGAAAAAACTAAAAATATCAATTTTTCCTGTAGCACTTGTAGGCGTTGGTGTTGTACCACCTGCCCACTTGAGCGTACTACCACCCGCCCATGTCAACGTATCAGCAGCCGCATACGACACAATAATTGTGAAGCTCTTACCACTCACACTCGATGGCAACGTAATAGTTGTTGAACCAGACGTTGTGATCTTTTGCAGCGTACCGTTTGTCAGCGCAACAGTTGTGTTGCCTGTAGCCGTATACAGCGTTTCTACATAGTTTGTAATTGTAGGATTGGTAATTGTTACGCCAGATGATAAGTTACCGCTAGAAATTGTTGCATTGGTTAGCGTGACGTTACCAAACGATGTAGTTGTATTGCCAAGATAAACAGCCGTGTTACCGAGTGTGATGGCTGTCGCAAAGTTATTATCCAGTTGGGATAGCGGAATAGACGTTGTTGCCGTAGCAAAAGTATATGGGACAGCCATTTAGAACCTCACTCTTAATTCATGTTCAAATTCAAATCCATTTACAGTAAACGCTGGGTTAGATGATGTTACTGTAATGCCGAGATATTTTCCATACTGCGATGCGTCAGTCTTATACAGCGCATAACCAATCTGACCCCACCCAATTTGCACGCTTGAGTTGTTCACCCAAGGGATCACTTGCAAACTGTTATTAATCCAAGTCACTAGGCTTGTCAGCGTATACGGTGGACTTGAGCCTGACTCAGAATCAATTGTTGCGCTCATCGTGATTGAGCTAGTATTGGTTGCTGTTGCCTCAATACCCATCTTTAATGCTTGCTTAGTGCGAATAGGATCACCCATTGGCAACAAAGCAGTCTGAATCCGACTAGTGATTGCCGTACTGGTGCTTTGATACAACTGATACAGCGTTGTGCCATCTGTACCAAATAACGTAATCTTGCCGTTTAATGGCACAGAAGTAATGTACGCCAGGCTATCGCCTTGAGAAGTTAGAAACCATTTCTTCTCAAAGAACACAGCTTGTATATACCGATACGACTGCGTAAACACCGCGTCATAGTATCTAAAGTTAAACGCAGCGCACAAAATGTTATTGACCAACACTTGTCCCGCATAAATTGGGTAAGTAAAGTCAATATTAGGAAATATACCGTCTAGCGGATCTGAGAGCTTAGAAGTTGTCGATCCAACTAAAGCGTAGATTCCGTAGTCGTTTAAAAACAACACAGAGCGGAAATACGGAAATATGGCGTATGGCCGCTTAGAACCAACAGATGCCGATACGTTGGTGTTTGTAAACAACGTAATACCGTTCGTGTTCACATTAACGTTCGAAATCACGTTAATTGAGTCATCACCAAAGATATACAAAAAATTGTTAGCAGAAACAATTTGTTGGATGTTTCCATGCAAGGTTTCGTCTGTTAAGACTAAACTTCCCGCGGATACGCTTGTAAAGTCTGTATATGAGTTTGCTGCGCTGTAATAAATGGTTCTACCGGCTGCAATCCACACCCGTCCACTAAAAGACGCAATTCCAACGTTTACATCTTTGTTAACAATTCCTTTGAGCTTTGCACCGCTACCACCGCCTCCAGATGCGGTCACGACCAAGTTAGCCGCGTTCGTGTAACCAGAGCCAGGGTTTGTAATAACAATTGTGATGATCTGGCCGCCTTTGAGCACCGCAGTACCCGCAGCACCCGAGCCGCCCCCACCTGAGAACGTAATCACTGTGTTTGCAGCGTTGGTGTAACCTGTACCACCAGACACCACAGCCGCCGAGGCCGTGCCAGTTGCAAAAGTGATAACACCTGCAATAGCCGTAGCATTTGAGCCACCACCACCAGAAATTGTAATGGTTGGTACGCTGTTGGCAAGATAGCCAGAACCACCGTCATTTAATGATACGGTTTGCACAACACCAGACAATACAGTTGCTACCGCATTGGCTTGCGTGCCATTTGCATCATTGGGTGCGCTAATTGTGACTGTTGGCACATTGGTGAAGCCAGAGCCACCATTGGTCACTGCAATAATACCAACCGAACCAACATTGACTACGTTGTTACCATCCCATGAGTAGTAACCCTTAGCAGGATCAAGAATTAATAAACGCTCATTTTTCCATTGAGCAACTTGCATTCCTGTGTTGCTAAACGTTCCTGTGACTGCTACGTTACCCTTAGAGCCATCTGTTGGGCTGTAATACTGTGCGCTACCATCAGCCTGAAACGCAACAACATAATCTTTAATATCAATGTTTGCAGACGATAGTGTTGTAGTTGTATTTGCCCAAACAACCGTGTTGCCGCTCGAGCTGACGGTTGAATAGTTGGGAATGATTTTTAAGTTTGCATAACCAATAGGTTGTGCATTTTCAAGCCAAGAAAACTCATCTTCTTTGATTGCCGTGCGGTTAGCTTGAGTATCAAGACCCCTAAAGGTTTTAATAACTTGATATGATTTTTTTTGCTCTGCCGCAGCCATTTCTATCCGATGTTGCTATAAAGAGATGGAATACGCCGCGTAAAGACTGTGTTCAGCACAGACCTTGCGTGGTTTAAATACTCTTGCTTGTAAATCTCCGATTCACCAAACGATTGTTCGTAATACTTAGCCAAATAGGCTGCATAAAACTTCACACACGTTGTATAGGGGTCTTGAATGGAGTCTGCAACGGTTGGCGCAGCCAACGTCAAGGCTGTTGGCAAAATCACCGTATCCATCTCAATTTGATAGACCTGATCGGGTACTGGGCCAAGATAAATCGTGTTTTGACCGTACACAGAGAACGCTTGAGGCCGGCCAATGTAGTTTTGCCAAAACCGCAGTCGTGCATTAAAGTCAGACCACGCTAAATAGTCCAATGGCACTCGCGTATTACCCCAGTACAAGTTGATATTTAAAATATCAAGCGTGTATTGTCCTTGTGGCAAAGTTGAAAACGGTATCTGCTCAACGTTAGACACATAGGTCAAACCAACACCACCGTTAAAGAATTCAGTAGACGGTGGGTAGTTGGAATAGTTATTGTTGCTGCCAGCAGGGTACGGAGGCGCGGTTGTGCCACTGGTGCCAGCCGTGGTCACTTGATACACAAAAATGTTTGAGAATACAAACTGATTTAAGTTGTATGAAGTGGAAGCTGCCCATGCGACAGGATTTGTCGCAGTTACACTGTTAATTGTGGTGCCTGGAGGGGGCGGGACTTGAGTGACTTGGATAGCGCGTAACGCACCAGTATCTCGCACGGTTCTTTCACGCGCGGAATTGATGTAGTCGGTTAGCTGCTGATCCGTGTAAAAGTTCGCATTGGCATCATGCAGCAAACGTCTAACATCCGTGATGTAACCGGATAAAGTTTGTGACATTTACTTTCCATCGTTTACGCTGCTGAAAGGACTTTTCCCCCCGCAGCCCTTACAGGCCGCAAGGGTACTGGCTCCACGATCGGGGATAACGAATCGTTCTTTTTTGGTTTCTCAGTGAGTAATTCCCACTTAGACAAACGCTCTAAGCCTTCATCTAATTCATTCGCGGTCTTCACCCAACCAAGCCTAGCCAGAAAAGGTTCTTTGTTCTCAATTCCGTAACCAAAAACGTGTTGCGCCACTTCAAGCGGTACTTCTACAACTTGATTAGGTAAAAACTCATAAAACACACCGGCATAACCGTCTTTAAGTTTTTTGTCAGAACGATTGATTACAAATATTGAAGACATTTAGAAACTCACAACTTGACCAAAAACAGCAATATCAACAGTGTTGTTATTACCGCTTGCAGTGTTTACGTTAACGTACAAAGCAGAAGTTGTACTGCCAGAAACAGCAGTATTTGCGCCATACGCACCGGCAACAGTCAAGTCTTGATACATACCTGTTGCGGTAATGGTGCTCAGAACAACGTTGGCCACAACAGCATTGGCTGATGCGATATTTCCGTTGCTTTGAACGCTAATAGCAATGTTTGCTGACGATACGCTACCGCTTGGGTTTTGAATCGTAATTCTACGAACAATTACACCGCCAGAGTTAGCAACTCCACCACCATTTGTCAAACCACCCCCTAAAAAAGGGATGGTGATGACAGCATTGCCAGTGGTGTTAAGAGGCGTAGCTCTGATGAGTGCAACACGCCCATAGCCAAAGCTATCAAGCGTTAGTTGTGCAACTGCATCTGCGTTAGACATAGCCGCTCCTTAACTGTTATAAGTGCCAGAAACAGCCTGACCACCATTGACAGTTGCCAGAGTGATTGTGGTGTTAGTTGCAACAATAACGTTTGCACGAAAGTTCACACCGTCAGACACAAAAAAACCACCAGTATTATTTGCAATAAAGGTAGACCATGTTGAAGGCGTTGTGCAAGCAGTGTTGGTGTTGTAAGCCGACACAGCTTCAATCGTAACGTTGGCGGTTGGGAACAACCAGAACGTACCGGCAGGAACCAAAACCGTTGTATTGTTTGCAGAGATTGA